TCTAACTTGACGCTCATAGCCTCAAGTACATCGTATTTATCTTCAGGGATGGATACATAATGATCTTCAAATAGAGTCTTGATTCCTTTAAGGAATGACTCTGTCATTTCTGTTTGTAGTCCGTGCTCAATTGCAAGTTGATTAGAACTGAACCATTCATTGGCAACGTACTCAAGGTAGTTGTCAATTCTTTCTGTTAGTTCAGTCTTGAACTCAGTGACTTCTTCAGCAGCTGCATCTGCATACTGCTTTTCGATAGACTCTGCAAGTTCGTTAACTTTTGCACGAACAGCAGCTTCAAAAATTGTTGCTGCTTTACCTTTGAATTCCTCGGAGAGTTCTTCACCATTAAACATTGCGTCAATGTCGTCAGTGACGTCGATATTAATATCTCCAGTAGAGTCGATTTTTTCTTCCTCGACTACATCACCTTCAACTTCGGTCTCTTCAACCTTAGTCTTTGCCTTACCACTACCAGTGCTGTAACTATCAGCGCCACCTTTACCAGGTGCATAGTCTGGAGCTTTTGGCATTGGATCTGCCTTTGCACCTGGTTTTCCAGGTGGTTTTGCTACAACTGCAGATGGTGTCTTCAGCTTTGCTGAATCGTCATCTGGTTTGTAGTTATCGGGGGATGGACCGCCAAGATCTTCTATTTGACCATGACCTGGTACATAATCGGGGGTCTTCTGCATTGGATCTGCAGTTGTTGCCCCTTTGGTTACTACGCTTTCTGCCATTTCTTTTAATTGGTTACCAACGGACATTGTTTACTCTCAGAGAAAAACAAAATTGTTACAAAATTGTTTTAAACTATACTTATTTATAGAGTTTATAGATTTAAGAGGAAATTATTGAACATTGAGAGTTTTTGTTCTTCTAATTCTCGTTGGGTTACTGCATTCTCGATAGCAATTCTTGCTTGTTCAGCAGCTGCTTCGCGAATAGAACCACCTTCCCAAACCCATTCTTTTCCTTCCATTACTCCATTAACAAAAGCATCAGGAGCAGAAGGATCTGCTACTATATCAGCAGCAGTTGCAAGGATGAAGTCATCACCGACTATACTGCAACTTTCTTGTTTGACTAAAGAACCAATACCACGAGATGAAACACCTAGTTTTACTCCTTCATCTAAAAGAGAAGATGCAATCTTTCCCATAGGAGTATCAAGGATTCTTGCCTTTCCAACATAGTTTGTACCCTCTTTTACAAGAGAGGTAATCTTATGGGAAACACGATCAAGGTTTACAACAGGACCATCAGGATGTCCTAATTCTCCAAGTGCACGACCTTTTGATACAAACCCTTCGTTATAACGTGATACTTCTTTATCAAGAACACTCATTGGATACATACGTCCATTGCGATTCTTGATTTCACCCTGTAGGAAAACTCCTTCGATATGCAGTTTCTTTTTGCCATCAACTTCTTCAGTTACGACTTCTACATTTTCGATTTCTTCTCTAATTAGTTTCATGGTTCTTAGTTTGTAAATCCTACCTTTGCTGCTTTAATTGCACCACTTGTGAAAATAACATCAGTATGTAATTTTTCTAAAAATTCAGTTCGACCTGCTGACATAGTAAATTGATTTGTGCTTGCTGCACCAACAGTTGCACTTACGTTAACAACGACATCACCACCAGTTTGGTTGTAAAGTCTTACACAAGTTGCTTTGCTGATACTGCTTGCAGTACCTGCTGTTGTTGGCGTTGCCTGTTCATTTGCAATTAGATTAACTCGTTGAGTCATTCCTCTTCCTCTTCATCGGTTACGGTTTCTTCAGTATCTGTTTCCGCACTTGCTTCGACATCTACTTGAGTTTCGGATTCTTCATCGCCAACTTCAGTTTCCACCTCAGCACTTGCTTCACCTTCTTCCTCTTGCTCAGGTTCACCAAATAAATTATCGGCAACTTGAGGTCGGAAAGCGTCAATTTTTTCAGATGCTTTTGCGTACAAAAGATCCTTTATCTTGTCTGCAACCTCTGTACTAGAGGAGCCACCAGTTAACATATCAGTTAGTTCAGCAGTAGGTTTCATAGTATGTAAAAATTATAATCCTAATATTTATTTATATTTCCCCACCTTCGGGGTTAATTTCTTCCCCTCCACCTTCTATGGGATTCCCATTTTCATCCACTGGAGCATTAGGATCAGGAAGAAGTCCAGACTCAATTTCTTGATCAATCTGTTTGTCGATCTCTCTAATCTCTTCATCAGTTTGACGAAGAACATGGCGTCTTACATATTCAACAGAATAGTACTTACCCAAATATGGTTCTACTTGAGATGCTAATGTTACTCTAGAAGTAATCATCTCATTCTCTTTTAGTTCAGAGAAATGATTATCTTTTAAGTAATCAAACTGGATGTGCTCAGATAAAACCTCCCAGTCTTGTGGAGTAACAACATTCTTAAGAATTAGTTGAGTCTTTAGAAGATCAAGGAATACATTACTAAATCTCTTTCTTAAACGACCAACAAATTTGTTGAATTTTAATTCGTCTCTTTGAATTTCAGATGATCTACCAAGATTAAATCCATCACCAGATCCTGCAATTCTAGACTCAGGAACATTCAGTGCACGATATAGTTTCTTTTGGAAATATTCAATGTCAGCAAGTTCTCCAAGATTTTGACCACCAGGAAGTGTAGAGATTTCAGTTCCTCTACCACCTTCTCTACGAGGTAACCAGAAATCTTCAAGCATACTCATGTGCTTGCGGTCATCACGAATCTCACCAGTGTTTGCATCGTAAACTAATTTGTTACGATAACGATTCATAACATCTCTAAGGTATTGCTCAGATTTTACTTTTGGAAGATTACCAACATCAATGTAGAATATTCTTCTTTCTGGTGCTCTTGATAATCTGTAGATAACAAGAGAGTCCTCAACCATTCTTAACTGGTTAAGAGACTTAATTGCTTTATGTAAATATGATAATACTGTTTGTTTATTTCGATCTACTAAACCAGATGTGCAATAAGTAATCGAGTCTTTTGCGATTTTAGTTGAACCCTTACCTGCCTGTGCAATCATCCCTGTTGGATAATTAGGTTTCATTGTGTAGATGTAATATTCATCAAAAGTAGGATTTGGCACACTATCATCCTTTTGATTAATTCTTACATATGGATCATTTCCACCTTTAGGTTTTTTTTCTTGACGTATGAATTTTAATTTCATTGGGTCAATATATCTCAAATCCTTGATTCCTTCTTGTGGATTCTTTTGATCTATGACCTTTAGATAATATAAACGACCATCAATATACCAATTACGGAAAATTTCGTGAGACTTTTTATCAAAGTCCATTAGTTCTTTAATATATCTGAACTCTTCTCTAATTTTTTTCTTTATACTTTCACTGGCATTAAGGGTTGATAATTCGACTTCAACTGGAGAGTCATATAGATCACTAACAATCGCTTCATTTACAACATCTTCGATAGCACCATCCGCTTCTGGATGTAATGCCATTTCTCTATATCTCTTTATTAATTCGTGTTCAGAACGATATGCACCTTCAATATCTACATATTGACCATAAAAACCGCTGGCAATATAATTATCAACCCCGTCCTCATTATTTTTGGGGACAGGGGAGATAATACCATCGGATTTATTTTGTGTTTCCTCAATAGAAAAACCAAAAAGTTTCGCCATAGTATAAGATTTTTAGTATATGTTTATTTAGCTGATGTCTACACCGCCTGATACGGGACTATCTCCCTTAAGAATCTCGATATACTGAACCTGAAGTTCAACTGTAAATTCCTGAATACCTTGAGCGTCATATGAAAGTTCGATAGGACCGACCTGTGTTGGGAATGTATCATAGAAACGATATTTTCTGATACTCTGTCCATCACGGTCAAGTTGGAATACAAATGCGTCAGATTGATAAGCAGCGGGATTAACTAATCCAGTGTTATCATTTAACTTGTTAATTGTATTCATCCAGTTCTCAAATGCAGATCTTATTGCAAAGTCTGTATCGTTGATAACTGTCACTGTCCATGAATCAAATGTTCTGTCACCTGCAATTTTAAGAACCCTTCCTCTGAATGGTACTTCAATTTGTGCAATGTTTGATGCTGGTAATCTTGCTCCCTTAACCAAGAACCTTGATTTGTCAAGAACTTCCTGTGTTGGTGTTGCAGCATCAGGAAATGTGAGGACTACTTCAAACAGATTAGCACGAGCACCGCCACCTGTCAACTTAGTTTTAAAGTCGGAAATCGTCCTTAATGGTGGTGGATTTACCTGATTTCTAGCCATAGTTGTTTAAACCTCTGTTAATTAAACGGAACCAATTACTTCTTCAAAATCAACACCTGTTCTAGTAGCAACAAAGGTTAGACCAATGAAGTTGATAGAACGTGCTGGTTTGATAAAGATGTCAGCCTTGAATTCATTTGCATCAATCACATCTGGAGTGTTGTTTGTTTCATCACAGATGACTACAAAGTCTGAGATTCCTCTCTTAGATTGAACCCCACGAAGGAATGGTTCAACAATATTACGGAAGTTGGATCTTGTGATCTCATCGTTGAACTCAAAGAGTTGAGTTCTTGCAGCGATTTCAATTCTTGCTTCTAGGTTCAAGAACAGACGACGTAC